TCAAGGTCAACCGTGATAGTAGGCTTCCACTTCATCCAATCAGTGCTACGCTTGCAGAGATAGGGAGCATCAAGATTCTTAATCATAATGCCTTCGAATCCAGCAGCAACCATATCCTTAGCGTAACGGTCAATCTGACTCTTACCCTCGTGAGTGTCAAGGTCTACTTGCAAGTGCGGGAGCAGTTCCATATTAGGCATCTTGTCGAATGCAGGCTGCATAGCTTCAAGCAATGCAATGCGCTTGCTCAATTGTGCATTCCAATGCCCGCGCTTAAAGTCAGCAAGCGGGATAATGTCAAACACATGGAAAACACTATCTTCGGCTGATACATTTTCCTTACGACGAGCCTGACGCATCAGTTCTTGGAAGCTGTTGCCTACCACTTCACCGTCAAAAACAAATCCTTGCTTGAGAATGCCACTTGACATGTGTTTAGTTCTGCCAGCAGCAGAGACAATTTCACCAATATTCTTGCGGACTTGTTCTTCAATGTGTTCAAAGTTTTCAAACACCTTGCCATTACGGCTATAACAAGTAACAGCAACAACACTAGGGTTCATCGTTCCAGGAAGAACGACCATCAATACACGAACACCATCTAGCTTAGGCTCAAGACGCTTAGTACCCTTCATTTCAGGGCGGCCTTCGCTGTTAGTAGCAAGCTGGCAAGTGAAGATAGGAATCTCGTAATGAGTTCCCTTTACAATCTTGTTCACTGTAGTAGAACTAATGCCACTACGCATATCACGACGAAGCACGGGGGCGTAAAAAGTATTCCATTCAATACTATCAAATCGTTCAGCAAGTTCCTGAATAGCATCACGAGCATCATGTCCGGTCAACCGCCGAGCAGCTAGGTCTTCAAGAAGATTGTCAAAATCATCTACTGGATTCTCTGCATCAGTGATTCCGACAGTATCAGGAATCTTCTTCACCCCAAATGTTTCATAGGGATTGTAGCAGGCTTTCAGATAGCATAGGAAACGATGTGAAATATCGTTGCCAAGCTTTGCAGCAGTTAGTGCCTGTTTGAGAACATCTTCCTTATGCAGGCGTCCGTTGTCTTCGTTTAGTTGTGTGATAAAACTTGCGCTCATAGTCTTGTTATACTACATTATGAAGGGAATGTCAAGCCCTTAGGAATACCTAATTAGGGCAAAGGTATATAGTTTGTTATCCACTATTCTGAAATGGACCCAGTTACAATCTGCTGGATCACGAATTAGTCCAACATTTACCGGAAGCCACTTCTCCAGCCGAGTTGCCCATGTGGCAAGGTTTGACAGTTCGGAAGCCGTGTCCTCTTCAAATGCCTCAAAAAGATTGCCTACGAATGCGCCAGATGGAGTAACCTTGGGATAAAAATCCTGCAATGCTAGATACATACTATGCCCATTGGGGTTAAAATCTGTCATGACCATTTCAATATAAACCACATTTTATCTTGTTCAGTGTCAAACACTACAACATCGTTTATCAACCTACCGTTCCATTTTTTCATTTGAACATCAAAGTGTAGGTCAGACCTATCTGTATCATCAAGTGATGCTATAAAGTTACTCCAAATCTTAGTGAAGTATTTCCACGAATGACCATCGCGGAAAGTATCTTCCCTATAGATAGGAAGATAGCTGGGCTTAGAAAGGTACTTCATCCCATTCATCTTCTTCAACTTCCCTAACAGGTTCAATGTACTGATCAGGTTGAGTCATTATATATTCAGGGTTGTCAATTTCTTCTTGAATACGCGGAATAACATCATTGTAGTTTCCGCCCTTTTGTCCAACCCACACTAGGAAGCCGGGGATAGTTGCTTTAGTATATTCAATGAATACCTTGCCATTGTTATACCTGCCACGCCAAGCGCCGTTGATAACATCAAAGTCAATGGAACCATCTTCATTGATGCTGTTAACACTGCACCAAAGCGAAACATTACCATCAGTATTTGCGATTGCAATTTGCATTGTTATCCTCCTACTTTCAAAATGAACCAAATAGCTTCTTGTTCGGTCAACTGACGAAGTTCGCCAGTTTGACGATTCTTCACATATTCATATGAACCGTCTTTATTCTTGCGAATGACATTGTTTGCTCTATATAAGTCTGCTGACCTAGGCAAACGATTGAACTTCTTCCAGTATGTTTCGCCTGTCTCAAAGTCACGATATTCAGCATAGTGAGGGAGAAATGTTTCACGAAATGGCTTGAACTCGTCACTCTCAAAATCCATCCGAACAGTTTTGCCTACATCGCTGGCGCTAGTTATCATCTTGATTTCTATACCTGGACGAAAGCCGCGACCCACGCTCTGAATTGATTTAAGCCAATCGGTCATACTCTATCCTTAAAATTGCCTTATTTTGCGACGGTCAAATTTATTACAAGAATCACAATATCGTTCCTGTGCGTGATAGTAGGATTCTTTATATGCCTTGCCCCACTTCACCCATTTGTGCCAACCAAATCTACACCGTAACCGTGTCACAAGCATAGGCTCTTCACGCAATGTTCGGAATACATTTTCCTTTTCGGCACTCATACCATCTTCACATAGTTAAGCTGGGTAGAATTGTCACGGTGAGCCTTAACCTTACCGTCAATGTTGATATTATCGCCTACAGTGAGACTCTGCTTATAAGCAAAGAACACCTGCTTATTATCATCTGTGATGGCAGTGATGAAATGCGTACCCCACTGTTCGGAGAAATAGCTTTTCACTACTTCGGCAGTAACCTTAACACGTTCACCGACGGTACCGAACACACCTTCGGTCTCGCGGATACGAGTATCAACAGCCCGACGATATTCACTGCGGTTATAAGTGTTAGGGAGCGAGGAGACAATAGCAATATCATAGTTGCTATCAAGCGTTTCCTTCTCTACGATGGAGAGCATATTCTGCTCAAACTCGGAGAGGCGCTTGTCAGTCAGCAGCTTGAAGGTGAGGCTGCGGCAATGCTGCATAACCTTTTCACCCTGTTCACGGTCACTGTCACGCACATCAAAAGTACCATCAAGAAACTGACGGATGAGAACCTTGTTAGCAAGCTTGCTAGTACCAGATTCATCGTTAGTTTCGGTGTACTTGAGGTAGCCACCGTTGACACGGTTGGCTGCACATGCAGCAGCAAAAACATCAACAGTGTTGTACGAAGGGCGTTGATAACGAGCCATTTAGTATCTCCTTGCTATATATTCACTATAGCAAAATGGGTAAGCAATGTCAACCTTTTTTTAATCGTCAGGCGTAGAATCTACGAGATTTTTTACAAGGTCATAATTTTCAGCAGCTTTCTTGAGAGCAGGATATTCTTGTTCAAGAGTCTTGCGGTCTGATTTCTTAGCTACGCTGTCAATTTCACCATTAACGATTTCAAGTGAATAATCTAATCCACTATTAACACGATTGAGAATGCGTTGGTGAGAGTTAGCAACTGCACGATATATTGCTTCTATGATGAATTTATCACGCTTTTTCTCAACCTCTGCCATTTCTCGCAGAAATTTAACTTCATCCTGCATTGCATCAATAACAGTGTAGGGCATTACTTGCGTCCTTCAAGGATAAAGTCACGAACACGCTCACGGTCAATGCTGTCATAAACAGGCTCTTCGCCGTGACTGCGATACATCTTTTCAAGCTTGCGAGTGGCTGCTACGACTTCGGCAGGAGTAGCATCTACATCTTTATAGATACCATCTTCTCCGTTGTAGAATTCAAGCACGTAGCTGACAAAATCTTCGTTACCCATAAAAAATCTCCTTAGAAGCTATATTATGACTATAGCTCCAAGGAGATCTTTTGTCAACCGTTTTTTTTACTTCTTTGGATTTTGATTTACGAAATCGTACATCTTTTGAGCAGTCTCAAGAACCTTCTCAAGGCCGGGGAATTCAGGAGCAGTTACCTTAGTAACAATCTTGCCTTCCTCATCCTTATTCTGTGAGACTTCCCATCCAAACAGTTTGGCTTTGTATTCTTCAATGACTAGCTTTTCAGCAAGTCCTAATATATCAGAACGGATTTCATACCCATTCTTATTGAACTTAATCTCAGGAAGTCCCGGAATCTTGTTATCACTCATATTGTATCTCCGTTATTTTTTTGTCTTAAACATAAACTGTGCAGAATCTTGCATTGTTTTCATAGTTTCAGTATAAAACGACTTATCAGTAACAGTTTTGTGCATATTGCTGGCAGTAGTAAAACCAACCTCAATTGCTTTCTTAGTATACTCGGTTTGAGCATCCACAAACTCGTTCATTGTCTTTGATAGACCTTCGTGCTTAACAAAAGTATCTACAAAAATCTTCTTTGAAGTTTGGATGGCGTCAACGGTATTGTTGACTAAAGTAGATAACATATTATCTACTCCTTAGCTGCAACGACCGAGAAGGTCTCGGCTGTCAAAAAACTCAGCCTTGCTAAGACCCTTGCTGCGATCCTTATCAGCATAGCTAAAGAACTTAGGCTGAGTGCGGCAACCTGCGCCAGTCAATTCAGTAAGTGAGATTTCCCCGCTAGTGTCTGCATCAAGCTTGGTGAACAATTCAGTCTTCCAAGAAGCAAGAGCTGGGGTCGAGAGTGTGAGAGCCGCTAAAAGGCTAATTGCAATATTCTTCATAATTTTTCCTCTGTGTGTGTTGTGTGTCTTAGTGTTACCTAAGCATATTATTTATGCTGCAAGTGCGAACATAAACAATAACTATTTAACCGAATCTAGATAGCTTTGAAAATCACCGTATAAGGTCATCATCATTGCTATTCTATGATCGTATAGTTTAATATACGGTTGTTTCTTGCCATTGTCAAGAAGTTTAACGCCGATGTAGTAAGGACATTTAACCTTTTTGTCGAGCATTAACGTATACTTCCCCCAACTACTTCCCCCTGTAGTACCTTTGGGAGGAGTAAAGTTGAAGTCATAATAAGCTATCTTAGCTTTGTCAAATGCAACCATACCAACATCAGTAAGTCGTAGTCCGGAACCAACTCTACCAGTGACGAACCAATCAAATACTAACTTATCCGGTGCAATGTCCTTCCAAGGAAAATCTGGATCATCCTTGGCTTCATTTAGTATTAGTTTTACTATTTCAATTTTGGTCTTGGGATAAGTCATCGGGGTAGACCGTTCTACCGCTGTTCATAAACACGACGGTAAACTTATCAGTCTTGAATTGTGCATTTAGTTTGCGACAAAGATTACGTGCATGTCCCGGATTTGAAAAGCTTGTTTTCTTGTATTTGGGAGCAACATCATTAGCTAGATAATGCGAAGATTTCAAGTTGATTGGCTGGTCGTCATAGAACACTGCCCAAATGCCAGCAGCTTCTACAATCTGGTCGCATTTATAGGTCTTCTTATCTACGTACTCTACTAGTACATTTGGTTGTGTTCTACTCATTTAAACGAGCCGCCTTTAATTTCTACCTGTATAACTTCGTCATTTACATTGCTCTTATCGGTTTGGGATAGCTCGTGTAAGTCTGATAACAGTTTAGTTACTTCATCACGTAGTCCACGTGCGTCGGATATAGGCAAAACCACATCTTTCGATTGTTTGGATTCGACCAATGACATTTTATCGATGAAGCGTTTAATGTGTATCATCATAGATATTTATCTTACTTTTAGCTTCCGATTCAGTTTTGAAGGGACCTTCGTACGGATAACGTTGGATAAAGATGTATTTAGGACAAAAAGCAATCACTTTAGTGCCGTTTTGGTCCATAACAAAGTATCCTGCTGCGTGAAGACACTTTGATTTCTTAGTCTTAGTGTATAAATGCAGTCCACGCTTAACATCACAGATAGAATTGTATACCCTAGCAGTTGTGGGATATTCCGGATAGGGTACTGGTACCTTAGACGTTTGCTTTAAATTTGCAAACTTAATCTGTGTCTGCTTTTTAAGTTCTTCGGTGTTGTTGAACTGAAGGAAGGTGCCGTTTAACTGCACCCCGTATCCAGCGTTGTTAGCTTCGATATTACCAACTTTTTTCTCGCCATCAGTGACAATCCAAAATTGGTTCTTAACGATTGGTTTTGCGACTAGTTCAGTCATGTGTTTCCTTTGTTAACATTTTAAATAAATCTTTCTTATGCTTAGGTTGCCAATACTTCCCATCTAGGCCGCATTGCCC